AGGCCAAGACTAAAGCCCTGTTCCTTGATGAACTGATTAAGGTCAAACTGAGCTTGTTTAGCGCCCTTGGTTTCGGTAGTTTTAGCCAATTCACCAGCCCTGGCCAGGTCCTCAAATGTTCTAGCCTTATAGAGATTTTGCTGGTTACGCTGTTGAGTGAATTGTTGCTCCTGACGACCTTCGGTTGTGGCGTTAGCTTTCTGCGCCGCCGCTAACTGCTGTTGCCCGATACCACCAGAAGAAACATTTTTAGCCTGAGCTAAGCGCGCTTGGTCATAAGCTGTACCCGAATCAGTTTGGAACTGGTCGGCAGTCGTATTTATTTGGCCCAAATTAGTATTTACGTCTTGTGTTGTACGCTGGCCCGTAATGTTATTTTGCTGAAGCGTATTATTTAACTGGTCTTGTAGATCCTGAATATTGGTAGCAGTTTGAGCTTCTTGTTGTTTTTTCTCGTAGACTTGTTGAGAAACGAAGTCATTCAAAGATTTTGTATAAAATGGATTAACGGCACCCGCGGCAGCTTTACGAGCTTGCGATGCTATACCCGCTAAATTTAAATTTGGTGCATAAACTTGCTGATTAGCTTGCGCGTTAGCTAAAGCCTGACGCTGTGCATTTATAAAAGCGTCCATGGCATTAGTTTGCGTATCAGCTTTAACAGGAGCTGTGATATATCTACGATTTCGTATATCATTAGCCTGATAAATAGCAGCTCGATAGGCATTATCAGATGCGCTAGCTTGAGCATCTAAAGCTTTATTGGCATCATAGGCACCAAGAGTCGCGATATTCTTAACTGCTCCGAAGATATCTGCCATGTCTGTATTATTAAGTTATTCTTTTATAAAAAACAATGGTCTAATGGGGAACTTCGTATAAAACAGCACTAATTTCAATCGTTTGGGTAATGAGAGTAATCGATCCGCCTGTGCCATTAAAGATTGAAAAGGTGACGGTAATAGTGCTACCATCATAAGTTGCTAACTGGCTACAAGTTTCTGTGCTGACAGCTGTATAGGGGGATTGCCTGGAGCCTCCACTGATAGGACGTTTCTGTCCAGTCGTAAGATTTTTGGCATATAGGTCAGCCCTAGTTTTAACACGACTGTAAGGTATAACAGTTAAAAAATTAACTGTATTTCCGTTTCCTATACTACCTGAGATATTTATATTACTGATCAGAGTCTTATAGTTTAAATAAGTATCTATTAAATTGCTTAACAGAACATTGTCTGGTCTAATTTGCGTCATAGTAGATTCGATACCAGGCCCTTCTAGTGGCGTTACTAAATTTATCCATACGGATGGTAATAGTACTAGAAGTTATAATTAATCGGCATTCATCTTGGGCAAAGTCATAGCTGAAGGGATTACTAGCCCCTCCCGCATTCAGGGGCCAAACCTGATTGGCAAATGCTTCAAAGTAAACCTTGGTATTAGGAGTATAACCTAAGTTGTGGATTACGGTTTGAGTTTCGGTAATACCAAAAGTTCCTGGGGTAAAACTAAGTATATTTTGATCTTTAATCTTCTGATAATTTAATCGGCTATCAAATTGAATCGGATTATCGTTATAGATTTTAGTATCAATAAAAGGATTAGTATTATCATAGTCATCTATCCATGAACAATAGACTTTATACTGAATTGGACCACTAGCTGCCGTCCCATGAAAAATATAAATGTATGTATTATCCGAATAGGCTAAGCTATTTACACCGCCATCTTCCCAAGTAACACCACCATCTGAAGACCATATCATTTCACAGGCAACTGGACGCGGTAAATTGTGGGCTATTTTATAAACATGAATCGTGGCTATTGTACCTACTATAGCTACTAAATCTGTTGAATTGTAGGTACCAGAGAAGATTCTAACTATTTTATCAACAGGTTGCTGAGTATTAAAAGCTACATCAGTAATATTATCAATTAATGACATCGTTAATACTAAAACCCGACTTGGTGATTATAAAGCCACGAGTACCACCAGGAAATACTCTGAAACTTAAGAACTCTTTGTTATTAGTATCAACCATACCTATTTTATTATTCTCACCATCTAGAGTAATATCACCAATACTTAGAGTTCCTTTTAATCTAATATCACCTGTCCAATCACCAACTTGACCAACATTACCAGTTCTAAATGTATCACCTATGACCCCAGTGACCTGTGCTCCATCGTACCTAATAGCCATACTGGGAGGCCCAGGCGAGGCTAAGTTGGCTTGGACCACGCCATCTATAGACCTCGATAAGAAACCGTCGAAGCCGGCTGTCTCGTAAGTATAATCTATTTGCGGGTTCATTAACTCGCCTCCGAGACAAACATTTCTTCCAGGCTAAAGTAGGTCGTTAGACCATTAATAATTGGCGGGTCGCCACTATCATTATGAACTATCTTATAATCAATATCACGCGACACCTTGAGCTGGCCAGCCTGCGGGAAGATTAACTGCGTAATAGTATCGTTAATTTCACCAAGTGTGTTGAACGGACCACCATCGAGCGAGTACTGAAGTATGGCATTACGAGCATTTTCGGAATCTACCAAAACTGACATGTATTTCTTCTTTTGGTCTGTCCCAAAGTTGTCGCGGCCAATCTCAATTTCCATCGGTATAGGGTCAAAATTATCCAAATTAGTAGTTTCATCCCTAAATAAACGGCCCGTTTCGTCAGTAAAGTAAGGCTTAGTGTAGCCATTCATTGTGTAGTTGAATTGGAAACGAATCTCGCGCTTGTGCTCTTCGGTCCACCAACTGTTCAAATCCATGTCGTAACAAAGACGGATAACTTTCTTAGTGGATGCGAGTGTTGTAGTAGTAGTTGAACTTGTACTAAAACTAGTTGAACTTGAAGTACTGGAAGTGGATAAACTAGTCGATGATGTACTGTTTGAAGTACTCGAAGTCGATGTACTCGAAGTCGATGTACTTCGTGAAGTTGAGCTGGTAGAGGTTGTTATAGACGCGGTTGTAGTCGAGACGGATGTGGAAGAAGTTGAAGTAGAAGAGGTGCTAGTAGACGTAGTCGTAACTGTAGTTGAGGAAGTGGAGGTTGAAGTAGTAATGCTGTCTAGCGGCAGTAATTCGCCAACTGCTAGTTTATAAACCTGACCAACTACGCCTGCTGAGGCAAAACGGAAGTTGGTTTGATTAATCGCATTAATGTAAGGAGTAATAGTTCTGGATAGTAATTTAGGCGGATTACCCGTAGTATCGTTATAACCCCAGACACCCGTGTTGTGCAGCCAAATAGTCCAGCCGCCAATATTTTGAATAGTTTCATGCGAAACGCAGCCTATAGTATCGGAAACAGTTATAAGATTGGCTCCGTCCCATTTAGATACAGAGTTTTTAGTAAATAGTAATAGACGGTTATTGTTCTTGCCGTGGCCCGTAAAGGTAGCCCGAGCTTCTTTGGGGTTTTCTATTTTCTCCCAATCGGAGCTTTCGGGCGTGGGATAATCGGTATTCCAAAATCTAGATAAGGTGCCTTTAGTGCCTGTTAACCAGATTTCATCATTATCTAGAACTGTAATACTGGTAGGGTTAAAACTTATTCGGTTATTCTTTTTGTCAACAGAAACTATTGGGAGGGCACTAACTATTTTTGCTTCAGTACCCGCAGAGTAAATATCAACTGTCATACCAGCTTTTAAGTATTGGACTAGGTTGACCCTTAATTGGTTCAACAAACCTGATTGGTCGGTCTGGATCAAAGTTATATAACCTAATGGTGGCGAGGAGATATAGAATCTGTCATAGTAATATTTGCCACCTATAAAACAGTTTATGGCATAGAGTTGACGACCATATTCGGCAATGAATTTACAGGCGGGGGCATTGAATACATTGCTTGTAGTGGATGGAATCAAAGTAGCGTCAACACTCGTCAATGGCATATAGGTGTTGGAATCAGATACCCCAGCCACATATAATTTGTCTAAATCATTGAGCATCTGAAAGCGAGTATTGATTGCGGCATTGGTAAGTAAATTAGTCCAATAACCACCGATATCCAGATATCTCAAGGTGGCATTAGTATTAGCGGTATTATTGATACCAACTATAACTCGATTATCGGTATTGTAGCGAAAGATTATAGCTCCCAGAGAGTCATTGCCTGATTCAATAGTCTGACCGACCTTTTCATAGCCATTGCGGCGCTTAGCCGACCCAATGATATCGTTATAAACAGCATTTTTAGTAGCTTTGACCTCATTACGCTTACGTAGCAAATGAGAGGTGCCAACTTGAAGGCCGCCTGATAAATCTAGGATGGGATATGGCTTTGGGTAATTATATAGTTGCCGTGGCATACATTATCCCCTAAATCGTTTGATGGTGCTATTAGGAATACTGAAACTTCTTGGACTTCCTTGGTCTTTACGATCCAAGCCTTTAAGTTTATTTTTCTCAATTTGGTACTGACCAAAATAAGTATTAGCTACGTTGTTCATGGTAACATCGGAAATACCTCGTTTTTGGTAATACATGGCTTTGCAGTAAAGTTTATAAATTTTAGGTGTAGGCGTTTGAATAATATCGCCTTCAGAATCGATTACACTGAAGAAAGACCAGTAGTGTAGATAGAAAACATTACTTAAAGTCGTGGCCGCGTAATTTGAAAAACGAAAGCGATTAACTGAAGTGTCAAGTGTCATAGCCGCTGGCTTCTTGTCACTTTGAGTAGTTGAATCATTTGTATTGTCTGAGTAAGTATTTCTAAATTTCTCGGGCGACAATACTTTGCCAATAGTATCGGTTACATTTGTTGCTGGAGTGGTAGTAGAATCAGTAAAGTTATAATCCATGTAATCAAACTTCCACATGGTTTGTTTACCATTAGAGTCGGTGGGGAAGTCAATATAATTACGTCCCGCGGTTCTAGTTAGGGCCATACGAGCGTGTAGGAAGTCATAAGGTTTGGAAACTTGAGCGGTTAGGTCATCATTAATATCATTGAAGTAGCCTAGCAATTCAGTACGGGTAATATTTAATTCATTTTGGTCTGAAACTTCAGTTAGAATCTCATCTATAATATTTCCAACTTGTTCTCGTCGCCAGCCAGTTCCGCCTATAACATCAGAAAAGGCACTCTCCAAGGTAGATATTGAATGGTAAACTGTAGTTTTATAAAAGTAAGCTGAAGCACCCGTTGTATCATCATAGACAGTTTGTAAGCTAGCATTATCTACGTCAAGATTCTGAGTGGAGATAATGGTGTAAGTACCACTTGAGGTAGTAGTAGAACGATAGAATCTGACTTGATCAAAGCGTAGTTTATAAACTGGGTCATCAGCTGAATGTGAAAAGACTGTAGCTCCAACAGTCATGGTATTACCGTCAACATTGACATTAGAAACAGTTACAACTTCTGTTTTTTCTTGGCCCATTTCACCAATCATGATACGGTCATTAACAGCGAATCTATCTGAGTTTTTAACTAGAATAGAAGTTACTCCTACTGAGTAAGGATTTAAAAGAAAGGATTTCTCTAGGTCTATGGTTTCTGGGTTAAAGGCTTTTATGATCATATATATCCTTATAGGTAGGCACAAACAGCCTTTAATATTGTGGGGGTCATGGTAGAGCCAAGCACTTCTAACGTCCCCGCACCTGTTTTACCCATGAGGGTATAAGTAGCAGATGCTGCAAGACTAATATCTTTTTCAGCTTGTCCAGTGTAGCTAGTTGCTTTCGAACCAGTAGCAGAGCTTAGGTTATTGAGGACTAAGCTTAGTTGAGTATCTGTTTCAGTTGAAGCATCTGACGATAATGTTATTCGCCCATTGTATGAACTGGTTGAGCTGGTGTTTATGTCAAAATGTGCTTTTAGGGACAGTTTCCAAGCCCCTATTGGAACAGTTATTGCATCTGTTAGGGTAGCCAGAGTAGCGCTAGTTGTGGTTCTGTCGCTAGAACTTGTTGTAGCTACCGTCCACTTAGTTGGGTTTATTGGAAAGCCAAAAGGCGCTTTTTGGGATGAATACTGTGGTGATGTAATAGCATTATTAGTTAGAATATAATCTGTGCCAAAATAGCCTGTAAGCGAAGTAGCCGCTACGGCCGTAATAATAAAATATTGTTGTCCATTATTCTGGATACTGCCTTTCATACCCACTGAGTATTTATTAGTTGCATTAGATGGTACAGTAATTACCCCTGTAACATTAGTCGCGTCCCACGAAGAGAAACTCCAACTTTCATTAGCGTTAACCCATCCAGTTAGAGTATCTTGAAATGTAGGGCTGGAGATAGTTGGGGAATTAATAGTCGGCGATGTATAAATTGCGCTTCCTGAAACAGTTCCCGAAATAGCAGGGTTACTAAATGTACCTGATGGCAAGGTTAAGCCACTTAAGCTAGTTTGGCCAATACCACCGTTATTGACAGGTAAAGTTCCGGTTACATCAGTCGTGAGCCCAACTTGTGCCCAAGTAGAAGTCCCAACCCCATTACCTCTTAAAACCGTATTATTAGTTGAAGTTGAAGCTCCAGTCCCAATTTTAGTCTGAGTAGCTACAATTTCAGCTTGTTCAGAGTTATGTTGAGAGGCATGAGAGTCTGCGGCTAATGTATCACTAGCATTAAAACCAGCGAACGAACTAATAGCGCCAGGAAATATAGGCATGGCTTTATCTAATAATAGGATTAGTTAAAAAACAATGGTCTATCGACTTCGTTTTATGCTCACTTTGGGAATATATGACTTAATCTGACTTTGCGCAATATCAACAGATGTTGTTGGCCCACCGACTAAAGCTGTTATACTATCTACTTTCGCGACAGTATCATCTACTAAAGTAGCATCACTAGTAATAGGCGTAATGGTATGACCTTGGTGTTTAATAATTGTTATTGGTATATCTGTTGTTGCCATTAGTGTACCCTCAATTTAATTCGTTTAATTCTGACATCGTCGGTTTGTATACTCATTCTATTGACTTCTGGTCTAATTGTACCTCTAGGATCATCGGTTTGTACACTCATTCTATTTATCTCTGGTTTGATTGTACCTCTAGGAATCATATTGTAGTCAATCAGGGTTGTTGTAGTGGAAATACTGGTTGAAGTGGATGACGTACTTACTGATGTGGATGTAGAACTTGTGGAAATTGAGGTGCTTATACTGGTCGAGACAGATGTGGATGTGCTGGAAGTGGAAACTGAGGTAGAGGTAGAGACACTGGTAGACGTGCTACGACTGGTTGAGCTAGTTGATAAGCTTGTCGAAATACTCGTACTGGTTAAAGAAGTTGAAATACTTGTCGAAATACTGGAACTTGTGGAAGATGTAGAAAATGACGTGCTAGTAGAGCTGGTGGATAGAGAAGTCGATGTGGAGGTTGAACTTGTCGAAATGCTTGTGCTAGAGCTGGTAGAGCTGGTACTCAACGAAGATGAAGTCGAGGTACTTGTTGATGATGTACTAATCGAAGTTGAGATACTAGTTGAACTGGTACTAAAACTGGTGGAAGTGGAAGTTGAAGATGTACTTATACTGGTCGAGGTGCTGGAAGTCGAAATAGAACTTGAGGTACTAGAGGTTGATATACTCGTTGACGTAGAGCTAGTGGAAATTGAGGTCGAAGTACTAGTACTGCTTGTACTAACAGATGTGGTCGTACTGAGCGAAGTTGACGTAGATGTGCTAGATGTTGAAATCGAGGTACTGGTCGACGTACTGCTAGTCGAAATAGAAGTGGAAGTTGAGCTGGTACTGATGCTCGTGCTAGTCGAGCTTGTAGAGATTGATGTTGACGACGACGTGCTAGAAGTCGAAGTTGTGACCGAAACCGTTGTAGATGTACTAGTTGATACCGACGTGCTAGTCGAAGACGTAGAAAACGAAGTACTTGTTGAAGTTGAGCTAGTGGAAATGCTAGTGCTTGTGCTGGTACTTGATGTACTTGTTGAAGTTGAGGTGCTAGAAGTACTGATACTGATCGAGGTTGAACTTGTTGAAATACTAGTGGAGGTCGATGTACTGGTAGATGAGGTGCTAAAACTTGTTGAAAATGATGTTGACGTGCTAGTACTGCTGGTAGATAACGAAGTCGAGGTGCTGGTTGAAGATGTGCTTATAGATGAGCTGGTGGAACTTGTAGAGATACTAGTGCTTGTACTGCTGGATGTGGAGCTGGTTGATGTAGTTGTAGCCGCCGCTTCTGGACCATAATATTGCCCAAAATACGGCTGCCCAAAGTAATTAGTGCCAGCCACTTAATTTCCTAATCCTTTTTTTGCTCTAAGCCAGCTATCCTAGCGCTTATCTCTTGAATCTCTTTTTGCAGTTGTTGGATTTGGACTTGTAAGGCTTCGGCTTGGCGAAGTTTATCGTAGGCTTCAGCCTTTAATTGGTTGACTTCCATCTACTGCTCCTATTTCGCTTAGTTGATTATTGATACTGTCAAGGTGTTGTTCGGCATCAGCTTTGGCTACCTGTAACTTCTCGGTGCGGTAATCCGTTACAAATTCATCAACGGCTTTCTGATTAGCCTCAACAAAAGCTAGTAACTTGTCTATGTTTTCTTGGGTCGGGTTGGCCATGTGGTTAGCGAACCAGTCTGCTAAGTGAAATGCTCTATCTTCGTTATTCATGATTTTCCTTTCTTATTATAATGCTAATGCCCTTGATACCTCATACCAGTTAATGCCATCACTCACCCAGTGGCTCGTTGAGGCTTTGCTGGTTGTCCCCACTATTGTAGCACTGGGCTTGAAGTTCGTGCCGAAGGTAATGGTTTTACCAGAAGTGGCATCGTTTATAATCAATATCCAAATATGCTGTCCAGCCACACCAGCAGCCGAAGCGTTTATTGTAGCGTTGCCCGTGGCATTAACAGTAGTAGTCTTGTGTAAATTACCTAATTGGACGTTAAGACTAATCGTAGCGGCGTAAGTCATGGTGTCCATATTGCCAGCGTAATAGCCAGCCTGAACATCTACCGCTGCACCAGTATTAGCATTGGCATTAGCCCCAAAAGTCGCACCTGTAGTCCCTGTACCAGTTTGTATCAGACTTGAAGCATTGCGAATACCGATATTAAGTGTAGTGGCTTTTATAAAGGCTGGGATTTCTATCCCTATGCGATTGACTACCGTCCCACTACCCGATGAGTCTGTAAACTTAGCGTCATAGAGATTGGTTACCGTTGTGCCTGTATTAACGGCAGTACCAGCACCATCAATGCCATACATATTGGTGGTAGTGAGTGTCCCTGTGCTAACAACCGAGAAAGCCCCCGTATAGCGTAGTGCTCGAATATTTGCCTGCGTAAGAGCTGCCGTATCGGCTTTCATAGTTGGTTGATGGACGAATGAATAAACAGGGCCGAAATTGGCTGCTACCCCACTGGTATTCTGAAAAGTGGCAGCATTATTAAATAGTGTACCTAGGGACACACCGCTAGCACTTTGATTTATAGTTATGGTGGGTATAAATGCCACTACCGCCCCCCAGGCAGTATTAGCAAAGTCCAGGGTATAGTTATTGCCAATCGTTATATTATGATATGGGTTTGCCGTCATTGTTTTATCTTCGCCCATAATCTTTATCCAGTCAGTGACTATGACTTGCGCCCTTGTAGCATGCGAAGTAGATTGTAGGGTTAAATTACCGCCAGAAGCCGCACTGCCATAATAAAGCGGAGCCGTTATGGCGGTAGTGAAAGTAGGCGAAGTGCCGAATACCAAAGAGCCTGAGCCTGTTTCATCAGACAAAACAGTTTTTAGTTGTAGTGAAGTCGTAGAACCAAATTGTCCTAAGTCGGCTGTTTCAATATCGGTGAAAGTCTTAGCCGTAATTGTAGCGGCTATCTGGTCGCCCACGATAACAGTGCGGGCTGAGGTGCTTTCTTGGGCACGAGTGATTGTAAAGGTATCCGTAGAGATAGTCGTAACACGGACTATTTCAGCATTCGTGGTGGTTGGTTGGACTCCAGCAGGCCAGATGGTGGCGTTAAATGAAACAGCAGGGAATAAAGCCCCCTGCCCGCTATTTACTGCTAGGGAAGTGCCAGAGCTTGCAGGACTGGGAGCGGTTAGGACTGTCCCATATGCAAAGTTAGGGCTATGAACGTCGAAAGCCATACTCTAATTAGTAACATAGAACTAGAAACGTATAAATGGTCTATAGAGGAGCTACTGTGTTTTGAGGTATTTGATACACTTCGTCAGAATGTTTGGGACATACAGCTATTAGTCCATCAGTGGTATGCATGATTTCATGACATACATTACCGCCAGCATTTAGTTTCTGACAATAAACTCCCCACATATCGTGGCGCTCACCCCATTTTTCCCTTAAATCACTATGCTTAAGTTCATCCTGAACTAGTTGGCGCATATCTTGTTCTTCGTCAACTGATTGAAAACTTCTACTCCAGTGATGGAACACCCAGGATAAAGTAGTACCAATACAGCGATAACCAAACATACTGGCTCTACAGCAGAGATCATAATCATTAGCATTACCTGGATACCAAAACTCATCAATTAGACCCACCTCCAGCAAGCGTTTAGTATCAGCCACTGAACAATATAGGTTAATACCGTCAATAACAGTGCCTGGCTCAATTGTCATACGCTCATTGACGTAGTGAGGCTCATCTATTAGCCAGCGCCAATCTTCTTCAGTATATTTTTCTTTGTAAGGCAAAATATAGTGGTCCTGGCCTTTAGGAAGCCCTACGGACCAATCGGGCAGTTTAATCGAAGCCGCGTTAATCAGTAACGCTGGACGCGTTGGTGTAGCCCGCTCAACCTTAATAAAGGTATCGACGATGCCCTGCCACCAACCTATATTGACAAATTCTACGTCGTCGTTAAGAAATGTCACATAGGGTGTTTGGACTAAAGAAACACCTAAGTTAGTAGCCTGAGAATGCCCTAAATTCCCCGTAAAATGGGTATCGGTACGAGGGGTACGAATAATCATGAGATTTTTAAATCTATCTCTCAACGACATATCAATACCCCTAGCTGTTTGGTCGACAATTATGACGTAAAAATTGTCGGGCGTATAGGCATATAAAGTCTCTAGGCAACGCTCAATCAAATCACCCCTAATAATAGGGATGATAAACGTATTTTCTTTAGGCATCTAGCAGTTTAGTGATGACTGGACCCATTTGATATTTCAGCAGTTCAGCGTCATCTACCTCTTGTACGTCTGACATCATGAAGCCTAAACTATCTACCAATTCTGGTCCTGTTGGACCGCTCTGGGTCCCCGAAATCCACTGACGAGTTTTCTTATTGTCGTCCAGTAAATATACTTTGTCACCTGAAGTTTTTGTTCTAACTACTCTTTGACCCGCAGGCGTAACGCGTGCTGGCTCAACCGCGACTGGTTCAACGACCGTACCTTCTACTACTGGAGCGGGAACAGCTGTTTCAGCGGCTCGCTCTTCAGCGGCCCACTGGTCAATTAATTGATGTAATTTTACTATGTTTTGCATTTTAGCCCTCCTTAATTATTTTATCTATACGCTCCATCATTTGAGGAGTTGTATATTCATGGTTAATTAAATACTGACGATAGGATTCACTGTCATATTCTCCGTCAGTTATCATATCAATTGCCTCATCAATTCCTTGCCATACCCAGCCTGAATCACCCCAAAGTGGCTTATACCCTCCAAAAGCATGTATAACGGGTCGTATGCCCTTAGCAGCAGCCTCAGCGGTAATAGCAGAAAAGGCTTCCTTGATAGAGTTATTTAATAAGTAGTTCTTGTCTTCCAGCCATTCATCCAGATTATCCACCCAGTCTATAAAGGTAATATTCAGTTTGTTATTCTTGATGAACTCTTCCATATAATAGCGGTGCCAGTGGTACTGTTGGTCTTTACCGAGATAGTAAATATGGTACCTTGGGTCGATTCGCTTGAGTTTGAGGGCTATCTGGAGGGTGTAATCTATCCCTTTGGACTCCCAAATTTCCGATACTACAGCTATCTTAAACCCAGGTTTGCGCTCCCTAAACGTCCACTTATCTAAATTAACAGAGAACGGGATAACATGAATCTTCATCTTACTCTGTTGTGGGCGAGAGTCAGCCATCATTAAATCTCGTATATGAGGAGCAATGAATATGCAATCATTAACCAAATCCCAAAGCTTCTCATCAGCATGATGCCCACTAAAGACTTCTATATCCACTGGTTGAACTATAACTTTTTTACCAGTTAAATCCATTTTGTGCATATCTGATTCTATAATCCCATCCTGAAGCCAGAGAGCTTGTAGGGCTTCATCAGGGTTCATAGCGGATTTCAAATTATTATCGCACGTAAAGAAGTAGATTATATCAGCCCATTCAATTAGCGTAGGGTTGTAATACTGCTGATACTTAACCTCGTAGCCGTGAGACTCCCACCACTCCATAGGGTCTCTCATAAATTTCAGCCCATAGGGGTCGAATAAAAGTATCTTCATAGGATACCCCGAACTATCGTCAGTAAATCTTTGACTCGGTTAACAACTTTTAAATTCTCTTGAGCATATTGATACGATTTATCATCACCCCCCAAATGCCCGAAGTTTCTTATTTTTTCTATACAGTCATCAATATTATAGAAGTAGTCTACATAGTCATGAAATGTGCTTTCCATTAAAGGTATATGCCTAACCAGCGGTCTAGCTCCACAACACATTATCTGTGCCATTCTGTCTGACCAATACCCTCTTTCTAATGTATGGTCTATTGCTAGAATAACTTTGGCCCTAGCATACAACTCGGGTAGGCCCTCATCCATAATCGGTGGACGCACATCCTCAAACCCGTCCCATGCGTTTACTGAATGAATTACTAGGTTAAACTTCTCATCCACAGCTTTCAGGGTTTCATTTCTCTCAGTCGCCCAAGGAAGATAAGAACCCGTGAATAGGACATCAATGTCTTTCTCCACACTCAAATTAAGGCTTTTATCTAAGAACTTGGGCGCAAAGTCTTGACTTAAATATTGCCAGTTAGGATATTTAGAATCAGCTATTCGTTTAGATAAATATAAGTCAGCCCCAGCTACAAGTCTTTCGTGCCATTCTTGACCCCATTCCTGAAAGTCAAAACTCCAATAGACTACAGGACAATTGAAATGTCGGAGATTAGTAGTCAATACTGCTGAATAGCCATCCCATTGAGATATAAGGATAAAATCATATTCTCCATAAGGAATCTGTAGTTCTTCACGTTGTTGCCTACTGACCTCATGCCCTAGTTCTTCTAATGCTCCAGCAATATGCTCTTCATCGCAAATAGAGCCATCCCAGCCTCTGCCAAAATTACCAATACTTAATATTTTCATGATGTAGCCTCCCTCAAAAACTCTCTCCAAGGCTGGATATGTTTGTCCCACTTCCAGTTATCTTGTATCTCGGCCCAGGCTAGATTACCCATAATCTTACGCTCTTTAGGGTGGTCACGCATCCAAACAACCGCATCTCTAACCTTTTCAGCCAGCTCTGGCTCGTCCTTATCTATCAGAATACCTCCACCAGCGTCAGTAATGTGACGGTCAATACCTGTATTAGTAGCAATGACTGGGACTCCGCAAGCTGCAGCCTCTAGTACGGGGAAGGATAAGCCATAGTAAGAATCACACCTCAGTAAAACATCTAAGCGATTATAGATATTAGGCATTCCCGACCAATACTTGCCACCAGCTACCACGCGCCCTATAAACTCCATGCCGCCTAGTCGTTCAATCTTATCTTCTGTGCCACCATTATTCACCCAGCTCTGAGAAAATATCATAATACGCACACCCTCTAAATCGTAAAGCGGTTTAATGGCCTCTTCGAACATACGTCGCGGATTACCATAAGAACCAACAATACCAACGTGCAATAAATCATCTTCGCGCACCATGGGAAATGGTTTAAATAAATCCGTATCAATCCCAAACCGCACTTTATGAACTTTTTTGCCTGGGTACTCTCCAGCATCAGTTACGTCAGTCGTGGAAGCTAGGTGTTTAACTGCATTCCAGTGACCCTCACCTGGTTCATACATGACGATAGCCATCTTATCGAACCACTCTTTAGTTGTAGGCACTCCAGCATGTGTCGGCAATAAAGGAATAATTAAGTCATACTCATTCGGATTACGTTCAAAGGGTGACGTGGCAGGGAAACGGTCTAAGAAATTATCAAATGGTTCGTAAGGTACTTGAGCCATTTCAATAAAAAACTCATCGGATAGATACCTAATTAAGTATTCATAATGGGCTTCCATATACCAGCCACCCTGAATTCCTGGAGGAATGAACAATATTTTTTTCACTTTTGCACTCTACCAATCTTTCCATGAAGCGCTTCCCACTTGCCCTCACCGAAATGGTCGTTCAGAAACTCTTTAACTCCTGGAGCGGCATAGTCTATGTCATGAAATAGCATTACTGAACCTGGAGCCATAAACGGTTCCCAACGCAGACAATTCTTTTTGACCTCTTCGTAATCATGACCGCCGTCAATAAATATCAGATTAATTGGCCTAGTCCAGACTCCAGCAAACTCATCAGCATCGCCGTGTACAAAGAAACCACGCTTCTCGAAACCAATAACACCTTCTTGTTCCGCAAATGGGCCACGGCCAATCGTATGAGGCGCTACGGGCGGGACATCATGGATATCAACACCCACGATAAAGACGCCAGGTTTAGCGTAGTGCGAAGCCACAGCCATACTACGTCCTTCGTCAACCCCTATTTCCAAGTAAATATCACCTGGTTCTAGCTTTTCAATTTCTGCTTTCATGATTAGCATATCGGCAGGACCAAACATCCCCTGAATCGATTTTTCGATATGAGCACTTAATTCGTCAATAGTTTTCACAATCGGTTTCTCCAGTCAACTAGAATATCTTCTAGTGTTTGCTCTAATTTATATTGAGGCACCCAGCCACCATACATCCGAAACTTCTCACATGATGGCTTTTTAAAACTAAAATCACCAGGCCGATAAAGTGCAGGATTTATCTTAGTCTGAATGTCACATTTAGCCTTGCTAATTAAAATGTCCATAATTTCCTGCATAGTGACATTTTGGTCAGAACAGATAGAGTAAACCCCTGAAGGTAGTTCTATGGCTTGTTTGTAGGCCCGAACAATATCGCGTACATCGGTGTAGTTACGAACTGACTCCAAATTACCATGTTCCACAACTTGCCTAGTCCCATTCTCTATTTCTACAATCTGTTTAGCAAAAGCACTCTCAGCGTACATCTCGCCCCTGCCTGGGCCTGCGTGGTTGTACGCACGTGTAATCACCACATCTAGGCCGTAATGGGCGTACAGGCTGCCTAAATGGTCCATAGCGAGCTTAGAAATTGCGTAAGGAGATAGTGGCCGCGGCAGAGATAGTTCGGTAATAGGAGCCTCGGCATCGGTAGTATCGCCAAACTCTTCTGAAGTCCCAGCCAGATGAACTCTAGTTTTAATGCCCAGTTGCTTAACCGCTTCCAATAAATTCAGTGAGCCTAGAGTGTTTACCTCAAACGAGCGTCTGGGATTAACAATGGACTCGGGTACATAGGCCTGAGCTGCCAAGTGAAATATATGCGTAGGTCTGAAAACATCCAATGAGTTACGTAGTTGTTCATAGTTACGGATATCCTGACCATCACGCAGATTGAAGCCCTGAACCTCCCAACCCTCAGTTTCTAGTAAACTAGTGAGATGTTGACCAACAAATCCCTTTGAGCCACTAATCCATGCTTTCATGAAACTCCTTTATGGTCTGAACCACATATTTAATCTGTTTATCACTTAAGTATTGATGACAGGGAAGCAGTAAACCGTGATTATTGACAAAAGTCGCTCTAGGAAATTTTTTATTCTTGAGATACTTCTGGGCAATTGGCTGGTTGGTCAAGGGCATAATCTGTCTAGTTTGAATATCATGGTCAGCTAAATAACTAGCTAGGTCGTCGCGGTCTTCTGCAAAAATCGGGTAAAACATATAAGCATGATTAGGCTCCGTGGGACCTAATAAACTAGCGTTAAACTGCCGAGTTTTAATTATTTCGGCTAGACTATCAAGTTCAACTAACCCAAGTGCCGCTTCGAGTTCGGTTAATCTATCAGAATAGCCAAAACGAGGAAACTTATAGTGAGCACTAGGGTCTGCAATATCATCAATATTTAAATAAGACTCGTCGCGGCCATGGAACATCATTGAACGCATAGTAGTAGCTAATTTTTTATCATTAGTAGCTATAAAGCCGCCAACTCCTGTTGTAACCAGATGAGCTAAATAGGTTGAGTAGCAAGCTACATCACCCCTGGGTTCGTAATCGATACCCATCATTTCACAGGAGTCTTCTATAACTTTTAAATTATTTTTCTTAGCACTAGCTATGATTCTCTGCATATCTGCAGGCCGCCCCAATAAGTGAACTGGGATAATCGCTCTAGTACGATTAGTCATAGACTGTTTCATTTTGGCAGGGTCTATATTTAAGGTGTCTTGGTCGATATCCACCAACACTGGCACTAAGTTATTCATCACCACTACATTCATAGTAGCCACAAAGGTCACGGCAGGAATTAATATTTCGTCGCCGTCTTTCCAACCATATTTATCTTTCATGGCATGAATGGCTATTTTTAATGCATCCGTACCCGATGAGGTAAATAGAACATAGCCCCAATCGTGCAACTCAGCAAACTTCTCTTCCAGTTTTTCGGTAATTGGACCATAGGTTAAGCGCCCACTCTTAAGAACTTTATTAACCAACCTCTTCTGTTTCCAGGAAACCTTCCAATCGGCTAGTGGAACTGTAATCATAACTTGTGCTCTCCGTCTTTATCTAGAATATAGGGGTAAGGCATAATAAATAATAACCTGCCGCCAGCCTGGATGTACTCTTGTTCACGAGCTACAATCTCATCCTTGAAGTTCCAGGGAATCACAAACATTACATCAGGCTTCATGGCTCGAGCTTTCTCTTCTGAAATAAGTTTTATGCCCGTACCCAAAGTTTGTAAACCAACTTTGAATGGATTACGTTCTGAAATATAGGGCATCAGTTCTTTGCCAATGCCGCAGATTTGGAGTAGTACGTTGCCCTTCGTGGAAGCACCCAGACCAATTACTAGCCCTTTCTGGCTGGCTACGTAAGCTTCAACTTTGGCGGCACTATCTTCAATCATATCGGCAAATTCTTTGTAAGTTTCGACCTGGTCAAGTCCTATGCCAATTGGTTTTTGAATTTCCTGATTCATGAATTTACCTAAATCACCATAGTCTTTATCTTCGATTTCTCGCTCTTTATGTACCACAATAACCCGTAAGCTACCGCCGTTAACAGCATTAGTAGAGGCATCTATAATCTTCATACCATTCCGCTCCATAAGCTCAGATAAGCTGTGAAAAGAATAGTATTCTAGATGCTCATGACAGATGTCGTAGAAATTCATATCTTTTATGGTGTCATAAAGATAACTAACTTGGATAATCGCTACACCATCATGGGTTAATAGAGTTTTGATTTCCTGAACAGCTCTATTCGGGTCGTCCAGGTCATAAAACATAGCGGTGGCAGTAATGATTTTATACAATTTATGTAACTTGGTAGAAGGAAAATAGTCTTCAATTATAGTGGTATTTTCGTCAAAATCGATAGCTGAACGGTCTATGTTCTCGGCAGGGTCTATTCCAACTTTATTTATAGTAACTGGATAAAAAGTAAGCATTAACCCGTCATTACAACCGATGTCTAACACATTATCACCAGGGTTCAATTTGACTCTTGAACAAGCATCACGAACCACGTCACGCAAGTCACGATTCATGGTAGCCGATACATTGGACCGATAAAAATAATTCTTATAAAGCAGTTCGGGATTGACAGTTTCTTTTAACTGCACAAGTTTACAAAAATTGCAAAGTAATAAAGTCAATGGTACCTTAATCTCTTGTTCAGGTTGCTGTTTTACAAAGGTAGAAGCTATATACTGAGGTTCAAAATGTACCACTTCTTCTAGGTCTGCAGACCCACACAAGCGACAATGAGTTATGTTAGTATAATTACTTTTCATTCTTAATCTCCTGCCATTTATTACCATCTTTTGCCATGTCAGCTATGTGGATGTCGGGATGTTCGTCCCACATAGTGTAGCGCGTCCCAGCCGTAATGTGGGTAATTAACGACTTATTAGTTACTACTAATCTGGCCCCTGCCTTATCCAAGCGGTCAAAAAAAGCAGCTTCCCCGTATTCGTTAAATAATCTATCATCCCAGCCACCCGACCTATCAAATATTTCACGAGTCATCATAATGCAGCCAGCCTCTCTGCCACCTTTACCCATAGCTTCTTCATGAGTAGCTTTGTAAGAGTCTTTAATCCATTCTCTCGTATTAGGAAACTGGTCTGGCCAAACTACATCACCCAAGTTATTGTCTAGGTAATAGGCCATACCCTCCAACCAACCCTCGTGCACAAATACATCAGGCTGGATAAAGCACAAATATTTGCCTTTAGCCATTTTTGCGCCTTCATTAAGCGATTTATAATATCCATGGTCTTTTTGGTTAACCTTAATTTTCATGTCGTCAAGCCGTAACGCAAAATAGTCATCACGCAAACGGTGGTGTATTTTTACGCCATCTATTTCGGCTACGTTATCAACTAGAATAATTTCGTAAGGTTCATCTGTAAAACGACGAATATTAGCTAAAGAAGCCATCGTCATATGCCTAAGCGTTCGACTAAAATCAAATAAACAATAGATTATGCTAACTTTAGGTCTTTTCATAGATAAATTCTCGCCATGCTACATTGCTGATTAGGAGAAAAATATACTTCCAGTTTGTGCTTCTTGGCAAACTCTTCGACGGCTCGAACTACTCCTGGCGAAGTCGCATCAGCATCATGAAATAACATCACGCCTTTTTTAGCCATCTGCGGATACCAATTATCTATATCAGCCTTACAGCCCTCGTAAGTATGGTCGCCATCAATAAAAATAACATTGACTAATTTATTATATTTAGCCACCGTACTATCTACCTGTAGAAAAGTTGTATCTGGAACCTTGGGGTCATCTCGCAAATCAACCCCAACTACTATCACGCCCTTCTTGGCTACCATCCGCGCTATCGATAAAGACTTACCTTTGTCTACCCCTACCTCTAAGTAAACCTGACCAGCTTTAAGCTTTTGAATCTCAGGAACACATACTTCCATATCAAATGTAGAAAAAGCACCAAGATTAGCTTTTAAATCCAAAGCCCCATAATCAACCTTCATACTGCCTCTGTTCGTATTTAATTTTGCTTTCGTCAGTTGGAACCATATCTTTATTGCGCCAAACATCTGAGCCTAATTCGTCTCGGTCAAAACCAAATTTGTCATGAAAAAACTGTAAGTTGTTTTGGTAGAAATCCTGGTGAGTACCATCGAACGTACCGCTCTTATTAGAAAAGTGATACACTAATACATCTCGCAAGCGCATCGGCGTAACACCAGCTAAGTTGATACGAGTCTGTAAGTCAGTGTCGCTGTTACTCCCCCACGGGTCATAGGCCGTATCGTAGCCTCCTAGTAGTTGCCATAAATCTCTTTTAACGAAAAACGGCAAATTAAAACCAGGTTCATCATTTGGTAGGTCGTCGGTTTTACGTTTAATAAAGCCATCAATCATCTCTTTGTTAAATTCTTTAAGCGTATAACCCGCGGCAAATTTCAGAAACGGCTCAGCGCTGCCTGGATTATTGGTTGGCTCAACTAAGTTTGGCGAAAACACTGGATAGTCAAAACGCAGGTTTTTATCCCAGCCTGGCGCATAGTACATATCATCATTTGACACCAAAATGTAATCGCTGCTAGAAACTTGAACACCTATATTAGTAGCCACGCATTGTCCTTGGCCGCTAGTATGCATTCGTTTACTAATGCCAGAAATATTAAGAGGTACGGGCGTTGGCACACCATTAGTAACGACTACAATTTCTCCGTCAAAGCCAGATTCGCGAAGACTTTCCACGCAAAGTTTTAAATAACCTACAGTTTTTTCATTCGCCAAACTCGGTATCACAACTGAATATTTCATTATAGTTCCAGCTTTAATTTTACTAATACGCCTAGTCCCTCAAAAGCCTGTCTTAATTGCGAGGAGGTGGCATTGTCTTCGTCGGTAAGTAAGCGATGGTGAAATTCTATATCGAGTAAATCTAGCTTTTGGGCAGTTTTATCTTCTAGCATTTTACGCATAACAGGGTACTCGGCTCCTTCGATATCCATTGAAACACATATCGTAGCATCTTTCGGTAACTCTGCTATAAACTTGGAGAAATCCATTGTCGGTACTGTAATCTTCCTGTCCACCGAATCACGAATACCGTCTATATGGGAAGCGTCATTACGATTTTCCAGCCTGAATTCTATCTCGCCATCATCTGTCCAGACTGCTTTTTTAATCCACTCTACCTTGAAAGGAAAACGCTTTAACGATTCTTCGACATCAAGTTCAGTATTAGGCTCAAAGGCATAAACTTCCCAAGTATCATCTAGAAAAGGGGCATAATATTCTAATGCCTTACCGATGTAGTGGCCACAATCCAGGAAATATTTGTTTTTCATAAAACCTCACTGACAAACCTAAAGTCCGTCTCATCTTTAATTCTATCCATAATGTATTCAAACTGTTCATAAACCCCATTGCCCATACAACTCCAGCAATGGTGGTGCATAGAGTTCTCCCCTATCTTATATACAGATAAATCTTTAGGACGGCGCTCATCATTATAGGCTTGGTCTGCTACCCACCAATCGTTGTCGTAAAGCCATTTGAGAACCTCGTCAGAAATCTGCCAACCTGGAGCTTTAAATCCTTTAACAAAATAATCTTCAATCATGTCGTAGAAAAACTCCATTTGCTCTTCAAATTGCTCATAAGTCATTTTTTCGCACTCGTAATTACTAGAGTGGTAAAAACCGTGCACGGCTAATTCAACCCAGTCTTTATTGTCGCGCGACCAAGTTAGCATCTCATGAGTCATTTCCCCAGGGATAGCAAATAAAGTGACCTTAAAAGCTGGATTTGCCTCGTGTAAAGCATTGAGCACATCTCGGCAATCATGGCTCTGGCACATATCAGAAATTTCATGGTTGCACCCGAAATCATCGCTATCGAAGACTATCATTTCATACCTACAATATAACCAATGATTAAATGGTTCATACGGCTTCCTTTGTTATAATGTAGATATCGTGCTTAGCGCCTTTACGGGGAATTTCATCATGCAACCAGCTCACGCCTAGCGAATCTAGAAACTTCTCCCACTTAGGTTGAGAGTACCAAGCACCCCAACCGTCTTTATCGTTTTCAGCTGGATTAATATTAATGTGGTCATCGTTCTCGGTTAAATGCCAAAAAGTAACTATTACACGCTTCTTAGCGACACGCAGAGCCTCTTTAACTGGTCCTTCGTAACCATTTGTGTGTTCAAGTACGTCTTGATATAAAACAACGTCCCAGGAGTCATCTGGCTCGTTCGGGTGTCTAACATCGCCCACGGCATAGAACTCATTCTCCGAATCAGGCTCTTCGGTCTTCTTATCGGCATGGCGCGCGCGCGCTACGCGTACGAAGCGTTCTGAGTAATCTAGCCCTTTATAGGCTGCTATAGCTGGACCAAACTGGAAAAAGTGGTCCAAATTCCAGCCAGGGCCGCAGCCAACATCTAAAACTGTTTCGCCATCATTAATTAACCCGCCAATAAAATGGCGTAGTGGCGAACCTGGACCTTCACCGTAAGACAGCATATAGGTTGCTGCACCGTCATCATCACCCATAAGCTCATCCCAGTAATTCATGATTTAATCCTTTTCATTTCGCGTCTGGTATTGCGCGCAGGACACGCTCCCGTTGGATAAGCGTCCACTCCTTGAGTAAATTCTACATGACAATGCATACAAATCATTGGCTGGGCCATAACTTTACGCATAGTATTATCGTATAATTTTTCTTCACCTATTTGTCGCTCTGGGCCATGTTTTGTAAATTGATGTGGCCAAAAATCACTCATATCGACTCCCTACTAAATATTTGCCTTATGTCCCCAGTTTCTACCTTGATGTCGGTAATACCGTTGACGTAGCCTTCGGTAGTCACATAGGTAGAATTAGGGTTAATGTATACACGATTCCCTGTGCCAAGCGTATCTTTACCACGACCCATTCCTTGCCGCCAGAAACCCAAAGATAATTGGGTCGAAAAAGCTACCAGATTTTCCATATAATCCTGTGGTAATTCCACGGAATCAAGTAATTTAGTTAGCATTTTAGCTCGCATAATTGAACCTGGTATATAGGCCACCTCTACAGGATAAGGTACTTTAGATTTCTTATCATAATTAGGCACAATGCCATCACTATAATCGTTGTTAATTGAATAACCAAAAAATCTATTGGCCCAATTATTGACACAAGTCGAAGATGACATCACCGCCATTTTTTTAAACATCGGGTCTTTTTTAAATAAACCTAGTTGAGAAATGAAATAACCTGAACCGACCAGGCAATCAGCCTCTACAAAACAAACATAAATGTTTTTAATCTTTGGCAAATAATCAAACCAATCCTCAGAAACTATCAATTCAGCTCCAGGGATATCCTTTAATTCACGCCATAAATTTTCATAAGTAAGTTGCACCACCCTGTCCTCACCATCATTTTTTATGATAACGCTTAACATCGTCTTCTCCTGCAAATAATAGTAATTCGTCTTTAAAATCACCTTGTGTTAAAGCTGGGTGGTCAATATCTCTATGGCCGCTCTCTTCAGGCTTCATAGTCTCTTCGTAACCCCAGCGGTCAGTTCCACCTATGCCGCGCGTACCAAACAAATGTAAACAACGAATCTGTACCGCAAAAGCCGTACCGTAACCAGCTTCTCGTAATTTTCCGCATATATATGTTTCTTCGGACCCGCGGCCAGGTGCGCCTCTATCCCATCCCCCGACCTTTTGCACAGCATCGGTTCGCATAATCCTAAACGAACCGCCAGGGTGAGCAAAGTCTAGAATGTCGTCCCCTGCTTTATCAGAAAATTCAAATATTTCACCCGAGCCAATCATTACTTGAGTGCGCATCGAAATGGCTGCATAAGTTTCATATTTAAACATAAGCTCAAGCATTCGCTCTAGCCAATCTTTATCTTCTTTAATCGGTGGCGGCAAACAGTCGTTATCGATACAAACAAAATATTTACTCTGAGTAGCATGGACCAACATGTACTGTCGAGCTTTTTCCAGGCCACCATTCTTATCCATAACCATTAATTCGTCGATTAGCTTTTCTCGATGCAGTCCTTGAAGCATGATTTGGGTCGAAAGCTCTGAACTATTATCTAAAACTACCAATCGATAAGTACCTGATTTGGTGTTGCGTTTAATGGTTCGAATAACTAATTCAGTCATTTTAGGCCGATTCCAAGATACTAGATGCAAATCAGTCATGAATTTCTCCGAAATACTGATAAATTTCTTCGCTGGCGCGTGGATACTGTACATAAAGTAGCACGTCTTTTTGTTGGTCATCGGGCAGCTCTGGTTCGGTTGGATGAAGCGGCTGTGAAAAATTATCTCTAGTCAATAAGTAAAATTGTAAATGATCGTCACCCCAGGGGTTGCCCAAACTTGTGCCGTGTCGATATTCGCCATCTTCAAATATGTTCTCTGGGTGCTCACCCCTATCTGGCTCGTTGGGCGAGAACCTCATAGGAAATTTAGAAGTAGCCGCGAACTGGTAAGGATTAACTTCGTCAGGAATTCTATACTTCGGGTCGCTAGCCCATAGCTCACGCTTAAAGACGAACGAGCCACAACCTATACCGCCACTTCTGAACCATTCATGACCATTACCTTCCCTAAGTGGTCTAAACGTCTTCCTGATAACCGTGTGATGGTCAGGAAAATGAATAATAGAACCAAAATTAAATATTTTATACTCAGGAAAATCTTTACCGGCCTGGTCAATCTCGCGTAAGTAGTGAGTTAAGTATTCGTCATCACTATCCATCCAGCAAATCCATTCACCTTTGGCGGCCTCCATCCCCCTATTGCGAGCAATAGCTCGGTTTTCATTTTCTTTGTGGATAACTTTAATACGCTTATCGGCTTTAGCGAATTTGTCCAAAATTCTTGGAGTCTCATCGGTACAGCCATCATCAACTAAAATAAGTTCCCAGTCAGGAAATTGTTGGTTAATAATTGATTTAATGGCCCGCTGAACCTGTTTGGCGCGGTAGTGGCGTTGCTCTTCTGGTAGAGACTCAGGGTCGGTAGCTGAATAGACAGGTATAACTACACTAAATTTGGGTGTCGTTTTGCTGTGTGAGTCCATTTTCCTTCTCCACCATTAGCAACGGCTCTATAAAGTCCCTGAAAACAGCATCAGTATTGCGCTGAGTGCGGACCCAAGTTTTTGCCCTAAGTACCTTATCGTTATCTATGTAGTAACGAAGAGCTTTTGCAATATCCTCATAGTGGCCATTAACATTGCTATGATTAGTATTAATTTCGCCATCAAAGCCACCCATATCAATGTTGGCTCCGTCAAACTGCTTATAAAGGGCATTGGTACCATAGATTTGCCTGAACGGTGCAAAGTCATGATTCAAGATGCAGAAATTACCTTTAAGCATAGCTTCTTGAGCAATTAAAGAATATGTTTCGCTTTTACTGGCCAGCAAGAAAACATTCGATAAAGTAAATAAATCTAAGACGATGTCATGCGAAACTTCCATAGAGGCTAAATCATCAAATTCAGAAATAAAAGTTACACACTCAGGCGCACCTAAATCATTAGCTAGAGTTTTTAGGTCTTCGCGGTAGATAACTTTATCGTCACCTGTTGACTGAAAATCACAGACCACTAAATGAGCCGATAAACCAATCGATTTACAAGCCGCAACTAAACGTACATTAGCTTCAGCATATTTACCGCGGTCTAACCTAATCGGTAATACCATCAAAACCTGCACATCACCTAAATGTTTCTCGTCATAAAGCCGCTGAACTAGAGGATGCATCCCCTCTACGGGGTCAGTTGAATGCGGCACTTCAACAATTTCATTCTCTTCAAAGTTAAAGTTGCGAGCCACTCGCGGGATATCATAGGCATTAGGATAAGCAATTATTGAATTGGGAAAGGGCGAATTTAGGGCTTCAGCATACTTCTCGCCGTACATGCTGCGCTCTTTACCGATAATAGTCGGGTTAGTGGCTGAGTGAATCCAGTGAACCCAGCGGATTGAAGGACGGTCCGTAGCCAAACGACGCGCTGCAAGGTTAAGTACCGTGTAATCAGGTAAGAAGATAAGGTCATGAGTAATAACAACAGCATTGTCAGGTAAAACACTAGTAAGCTGGTCGTAGGCCAATCCCACTGTCTCATCGATATTCTGAGCCTGGTCATTAGGGCCATGCAGAGCAAAAGGATATAAATATTTAGTTTCTGTAGTTGCATAAATTTCATCATCGGTCTCCCATCCCTCACAAGCAATAAGTACAGGATTATATCCTGCTCTCTTCATCATCTTAATTTGTTCTTTTACAACTATTATCGGAGAAAATGACTTCAAATAAGTACTAAAGTTGGTCAACAAATAAATATCCTTAGACATCATTTAATACCGCAAATTCTTTATGGAGTTTCTTCGCTTCATTATTGTATGCTTCAGCAGCTTCTTTTGCAGTATGATAAGTCCCGACAATCTTATTATTTATTTTAGTTCGAAAAGTACTTCTATCATTCCTAATAGACACACCCTTATAGCCTATTTTATTATTTCTCTGAACACCCTTATTATAATTATTCTGACTAGCAGTACAGATTCGTAAATTAGCTCGCCTATTATCCAGTTTATTGCCATTAATGTGGTCGGTTTGCTTGTCCGCAGGTGTCCCTACGATTAGGCGATGCATCCACTCTCGCCTACTACCGTTTCGGCGAGCAGCATAAGTCCCCGTAAACATCCACTTCCATTGATTCAACCACTCAAAGTCTGCTTTATCTATTAGTGCAAATTTGCCTTGAGTCAACTTTATTTTAGCCATTACCATGAACAATAAACCTAGTCAATGGTTTATGTCAACCACTTTAGAGAATATTGCTGTGGAAAAGTCTACTCTTCGCGGTAGTTCACTGAAACGAAATAATTGACTCCACCAAAGACAGCTGTACATTTTAACGGTGAATTTCTAAGTCCTGTTATGTAAAGAGGAACATACCCTGGCTGCTGAACCGCATAAGTAACAGATATTGTATTACCGTCAATAATTAGCCGAAGCTCGCCTGAGGTAGCTGAGGTAGCAATGTAAACGCCTTTGATGGCTAGCTTAGTCCCGCTAGTGGGCGTAAGAATGGTGGCATTAGTTTGGTCAGCCTCGTACTCATTAGTAAAGGTTGTATCAAAATCCTGAGCGTTGCCGATGGCTGTTAATGATTTATAGTTGCTCATAATATTCTCCTTATTTAGTTTAAAGAGGGCGGACGAATTGCCGCCCTCGCATCACACTACTACGGAGTAGTGGTTGTAGACGTAGACGTGCTGCTTGTAGATGTCGACGTTGAGCTGGTTGAGACAGAAGTACTTGAGGTACTTGAACTAGTCGAACTAGTCGAAGTCGTAATCGTTGAAGTAGACGTTGAAGTACTCGTAGACGAGGTTGAAGTCGTAAAGATGTACTCTGGCTGGTCGTTAAGAACCGTACCGTCAGACCAGTTATCGTAGGTGTAAGCTATGATGAAATTTAAAGTCCCATCAGGGGCCGTTGCGGGCGTAATGAGGTTTTTCTCAAGATAGGTATTGTCTGCAACAACTGTTGGAGCGGCCTGAACCGTTAAAGCTCCATAAGCTGTGGTATTGGTGTAAACCTTAACGGTTGTGTTTTGTGGGAACAAACGGTGTCTAATGCCAAGTTTGTTCTGATAACCAACCGAAAAAGTACCGCCAGTACCAAGTTGTGGTTCGATTACTATTTGGGTAACACGAGCAAAAGCGTTGACACCGTTGATGGTACCAGTAGCTCCTGATGTGGTTCGAAAACTCTCTGTAATGGTTTTGCCTTCAGAGTTCACCCCAGTAATCTGGACGCGCGAATCATTAACATCGCCAGCCGTACCGCCAACTACTACTCGAAGCGCACGAGGCACATCGGGATTAGTAATCCCAGTTGTTACGGTCTGAGTTGCTAATGAACCATTGATGGCAGCGTGAACTGCCGTGCTAGAAGCTCCCGCTACTAGCTTCTGGGTTTCCGTATACCCAAAAGTCGTATTGTAGAGATTCTTGTAATGTAGTGTGCCGAAGGTCGCTCTCCGTTGGAACGGCCAAGTAGCGTCGGTTATTGCCATAGAAAAATCCTTTCCTAGGGGGATACGGTCCCGCTAATGCGAGACCAGACCCCTAGTGTTTATCAACTATTTCTAGCTGTTGTCGCCCTTACTTCCGTAAGTACCACGCCAACCTGAGAAGCCAACGCTATGACGAACTTCCACCTTCCACTTAGCGGATGATGTATCGAAGTCATAGAATGGACCGTCCAGGCCGCGGTCTATGCGGCTGAAGAAGTTCAATTGATGAATTGAGCTGTCAAGTAAGAACCAAGCAGTATCGCTACCACCGGTTGAAGCTGAGCCAAGCCAGTCCCAAACAATGAGCTTGACAACACCTTGGTAGGGGTTGATGTCATTGTTGGCTGTGCCGACTCGTCCTGAACTGTTAAGTAGAATACGAGCTTCCTTATCAAGCGCAGGCGCTACGATTAACGTATCTGCCTTACACATGTAAAGTTGACCTTTGTGGTCAAGGGTTGAGCGCATCCCAACTAAACCAGTCTCCAGTGAACTTTCGTTCAAGTCGCTAGTTGTGTAGTTAGACTGCGTTGCTCCGCCATCCTCACGGGTGTGGGCGTTAGAGAATAGTGCTAACGCATCACCTGAAGTGAAGGTTGAAACACCACCACCACCAGCCGTAAAGCCGTAGTTGAAGATGTGAGCCATCATTTCTTCCTGGGTGCGAATCTTAGCCTTAGCTAAGTTAGCGGGTTTGCGAAGAATGACATTGAATTGGTCGTCTTCCCACAGGGTTTTCTGGACAGCAGTACCAAGAGCGTCGTCAACATGAGTATAAGTCACGTCGAAGCCTTGGACTTCGTCCTCATAGCTGATTGCTTGTCCCTCAGTACGACGGACTAGCTTACTCAAGCCAGAAGCAGAACTATCTTTTTCAATATTCCTGCTAGAAGTCTCCATGTGGAATATGGTCGGACCAACCGTAGACAGAATCTTTAACTCGTCACCGTAAATTTTACGGAAACGAGGGTCAAGGATATCTGCCCACTGTGATGAAGTAGATGCCATTTAAATGTTTCCTTTCAATCTTATTGGCCGCCAGTACTAGTTGTGAATACGCTCTCTTGAACCATGAATAGGCCATATGTAGTATCGCCTTTAACAGGGTCAATTTGAGGATTGTATTCCAAACAAACTAGTTGACCGCTGGTACCTGTGGTGGACGTGTCGACCAACTGCGCCCCTGTTGCACCAATCAAATCGAATTTTGTTCCGACCTGAGTAGCTGCAAAAGTGGTACCACTATTATCGTTCTTTAGTAAATAGGTCATGTTGGGGTCAATACAAACTTGCACAGCAACTGTTCCAGTTGTACCTGTGACGGTTTGAAGCGCCATCCCGACTAGAAGCTGAGTAGCGACAGAACTATTAGTAACGCGGCCGCTTCCATCGAAGTATACAAAGTCACCTGCCGTTATGGTTACACCATTGGTAACGACAAAAGTATGCTGTGAAAAGTTTGAACGGCCATCAAGACGACCTCGAACAATGCTCGAGATATCGAGTGCCATAACAAACTCCTTAAATTATTTAACGTGGGGTTCGAGTTCGGCTATGATTTCCGCATCCGTTTTATTAGGATACATTAATCTATTAACGGCGAGCATTTGGTCAGTAACCTTAGACTTTTTAACCTGCTTAACAGCTGATGAAGTCTTGGTTATGGCTGCTTTGTTCTTCAAAGCAACACCAAGTTTAGTCTTATCATCTGGTTTGTCGGCAACAGATTGCCAACCCAGGTTCGACGCAACGCGAGTATATAGTTCCGAGCCGATTAATATCTGGTTTCTAGACAGATAATAACCCTGCAAAGCAGCGGCTTCGTCCTGAAATTTCTGATACTCTATTGGGTCATCAGTCTGAGGGTAAGACTTTTTAAACTCCGCAAAAGTTTTTTCAACGTCCTGATTAACTAACCGTTGTGCGTAAAGCAGGTTCGGGTCAATCGGGCCTTTGTTATCTGCGGACTTGTCTTCTGTGCCAGTATCCTTTGATTCTAATTGCGCGCGAAGAGTTTTGTTCTCGTCGGCAAGTCGCTTGCCTTCGTTACTGCTCTCGCGAATAGTAGATTCAAGACTACGGGCGTAGTCCTCAAGCGTATCGCCTTTAATATTAGGGAACTCTTTGACGAATTCGGAATCATCTTCATCGGAAGCGGTTTTATCCTCTTCCTCAGACTCATCTTCTTCGGCATCGGTGTCGGTTTTACCGTCATCGTCGCCAGCTTCTTCAGATTCTTCCTCGGTGCCTTCCGCCTCAGATGCTTCGTCCGTCTCTTTGTCAGAGCTTTCTACATCATCTTCGCCGTATTTGGCTTTCCGTAAATCCTCTTCGGTTACTTTTGTGTCGTCGTCAGCAACTGTTGTGTCGGCATTTTTTGCCATGGTGACTCCTTCGATTTTTTCTTAGGCCAGCGAAAACTGGTAGTTGGTCAGGAGGGGGTGGGCACCGCCTGAACAACTATCAACCTTCCTCTTTATTGGCATCCTTGTAATTCTTCTTTAAAACTAGATGAAGCTGTTTGTAAGCATCAGCCCGTCCTTGATGTTTAGAGATAGTCACAATATCCGTCGGTAAAACCTCAACCAACTTGGTGGCTAAGTTTACCCGCTCTAACTCCATTAGCTTTTTAAAGGCTTTGTAAGAAACCGTATCGTACCAAAGTGCGAGAGCTTTGCGTTCTCCCACCGACAACTCCGCAATAGTGCTCATACTTGAACTCTATACATAAGATTTTTTAAATGCAATGGTCTACTTGCTTTCTGGATTAGCAAAATTGGTCGGTTGCAAATCAGCTACTTGAGCCTGCGGTTGACTGGTCTGGCCCGCGCCTAGAGCGAATGGTGCGCCCATGCCTGGCGATGGCACTTGCGGTGCGCCTGGAGTTAAACCAGCTGCTCCTAGGAGGTCAGCCGAAGCGCCCGTAGCGGGATTATTATCATGTTCCTGCATGATGTGGTCGGAGAATAGTTGCTTAATTTCATTGGGTAATTGTTGGAACTCAGCAGATTTGGTGTACATCAAGTGAACTAGAGTGTGGTCCTCTGTAGCGTCTTCAGTCCCATCTAAAGGCTGGCCCGCGGCCATGACCATGTTCTCAGATTCGGCCAACATCATCATATCTTTTCTACCAACCGGATTCTTGAGCCACTTATCAGGTTTAATGTTATTGACTTCCAGCAAGTCAGACTGCGCTCCAGCCAAATCCATGTTGGCCATAGTTGCTGGATTAGATATAAATAGGCTAAATAGCTCGGTTTTCTTGGTTTGCTCAATAGCCTTGCTAACTGGAGTGAAAATATCGGCATCAACCGAGATATCAAAGCTACCTTCCAGGTATTTGGCCATTTCAGGCTTCAGAGTTAGCGCTGAATTACCCTTAACATCTTCCATCTTAAGCTGTTTCTTGCCGTCATCGGTAACAATGCTGAATTTCTTACCCTGAACGCTCATAGTACGGTAAACTGGCTCACCTTCTTCCTCGTCATCCTCTGTAATCTTCTCCATACGCGGCGTACCATAGAAGAATTGGATATTACTCCACTTCAAGCGGCCCAAACGCACCACGGAGTCCATTTCGTTAGTAAAGGAAATCAGATTAATGCGCTTCAGGGAACTTTCTTTCAAAATAGCTGCTTCGGTAGCTGTACCACCAACATTTACACCCTGAATTCGGTCGTCAATACCCGTAGCCCGACGAATATCTTCCAATAAAATGTCTTCAGTCTTAAAGTAACCTGGTCCGACATCGCTCATCTGAACCTGTTCGATGGCTTGGCCAACAGCTTGGCCGTTAGTATCAACTGAAATTATGCGGCCAGGCTCCAGTACGGCCTCTTCCTCGTCCAAATCAAAGGAGTTATTGTGCAGGAAAGCACCCGAAACAATGATTTTCTGCCTATCCATGTTGATATTTCGAATCGACTTGCGCTCTTCAGATAACATATGGATAACGCGAGGTATGCCAATACCCCAGAAAATACCTGGCAGCCGATATTGATAATCAACTGCTACTGGCAGCTCTTTGTGCTTAGTCTGAAGTGGTGAATCGCAAATAGGAATGTTGTTAGCTACTACCCAGTAAGCATCAACTGAACGATTGAAGTAGTGTAGAATCTCCACATCTTGAGCCGTAACATCCTGAGGCAACTTAAAGTAGCTACGGTTATTAGTATCACCCCCCGCCCTAACCCATTCGGTATTGGCAAAACCAGGCTTATTACCGTAAATGCGGTGAAATTCTTCAATATTTAAAATCTCACGGCGGAACATATCATTGGCTTCATCGATATGCTTGGCCTTTTCGTCAATATGAATAAACTCGTTGGGCACCCACTCGGTATAATCGTCATCGAAGTCGATGATTTCCTTGTCCTGGTACTTAATAGTGCCATCAGGATTAACCGAAACGGGGTCTTTAACTACTCGCTTATCAGTCCGCCAATAGTTCATTCGGAAAGCGGTACCCCGAATCGAAGCGCTTAGCTTAGATAGCCAGGCCTGGTAATCAAAGCCCGTGTTGTTCATGTTATAAGTCAGCACCGAATTAGCGAAGTCTTCGATAGGCTCATCAGAATCTTCAGTAGCTGTTAAATGGGGCCTGGCCTTACGCTCCACCGTTTCCTGGGACTGCGATTGAATGGCCGCAAACGCATCAGGCAGTTGTAAGTGAGAGTGCCAATCATCGGGGTCAATAATCGGCGTAACCATACCGTACTCTTTATCAGCCGCTTCCCAGTCTTTTTCAGCATCTAAGCGCGACGGAGCATCACGCAGCCAATACCAGCGTTGGTAGACTTGCCTCCGAATAGCTCGCCAGCGTTTATTAGGAACAAAAGTGTTGGGTAGACTAGCTTCAGGGTCGAGCAGGGTTTCGTTATTCTGGAGTTTTAAAATTTTCTCTTCAAGACTAGGGTCGTTTGCCATACCCCTAACTAAAATACAAACCTAGTTATTTAACAATGGTCTAATAACCCGTAATAGTCGAGCGCGGCTTGTATAAATGTCGCTTATGGCGCGGACGGTCATCATCGCGCATATCATTGGGAGCCTTTGGTGGTGAAGCAAAATCCAGGATAGAAGATAGGGCATCAATGATATCGTCATGACGGGCACTCGGGAAATGCAATAGTTCGTACTCCAGTTCTTCAATCTGTGGACACTCTTGAATATGGTAAATATGACCATACTCATAAAACGGCGCTAGAGCACGGATGCGCTCTTCTTTGCTTCTGGCCTGATGTTTAATCTCAGTAACTGGCAGCCAGGTATTACGTCGCCGCTGCTCATTAGCCAGTTCAAAAGATAAAGATTTGGTGCCGATAACCTCTAAAATAATGCGCATGTTCTTGATGTCGCTAAACTGCTTGTCGGTATAGATTTTAAAGATGTGGTCAATCAGTTCCGAGTAGGTCATGCGCGCCCGAATGATGTAGCGCACATAAAGTTCCCTCTGATAATCCATGCCTGCTAACACTAGAGCGGCATAATCAGAATAACTTGTAGTACCGCGGGGGTCATAATAGGATGGGTCAACTAGTAGCAGCCAGTTAATCGGCCTACCCTTGATTGTTTCCCACTTTTTACGAACTATCTGGTCGCGTTTAAAGGTAGCATTCTCGTCAGACACAGGCTCGTTCAAGTACTGTTTAGAAAATATACCGATTCCCTGGCGGCGGCGAATCTTTTCCAGTTGTTCCTCAGACAAAACTTCTGGGAAAAACAAACTACCATCAGGGTTATAAGCTGATTTTCTAAGTATATTGAAGTCCTCAGCTTCAAAATCCATAATATGTTGGTACAAATCGTTGTAGTCCCAGCGCGTTCCAATCACTATCATCGGTTTGCCAGGGTCCAACAGCGAAAAAGCCAGTTTGTAGTGGTCAATAACTTTCTGAATCAGCTCCTTATTGGTAACATTTTGCTCAGAGTGAAGGTCGTCACAGATAATTAGGTCATAGTGCATGCCGTTTTTGGTCACATCGATGCCTGCACAAGAGATAGTCGGCTCTTTCTTGGGCACATTTCGGCAAGGCAGTATCACTTCGGAGTCGGTCCAAAGCTTCATTTGCGATTTGGTAGTAAACGGATAGACCCCATGGATAGCTTTGAAGACGTCTCGGTAGGCCTCATTGTTGGTCAGGTGGTCAATTATTTCCCGAAGAAAAGCTTTGCTCTTCCCAAAGGTCTCCGAATCGATTAGAACCCTGGCATTTGGCTCATTGAGGATAAACTGCAAGGTAAATCCAATGGTAACTACACTCGATTTAAAGGTACCTCGTGGCATAAGTAAAAGCAGTAAATTCTTCCTGGGGTCAAATTCTGGATTAGTTGGCAGCCCTGGGTGGCTCGGTAGAATCGAAGTCGTATAATCACATAACTCCTGATGGGTATGCGGAGTCATTTTATCGTAGCCCAGAATCTCCCTGCACAAGAAATAAAGGTCAGTCTTACACCTAAGTGCTACGCGCTGGGTAAGTTCCTGACGGGCATCCATAACCTTATTATAGGTCAAAGCCTAGTTCTTTGGGAGCCAGCATAATACCTAGGACCATGCCAACAATCAAAGCTAGAAATAGTTCAACGGCCATAGCGACATCCCTTCACCATGCACTGACCTTTTACTTGGCCGTGCTCACATAGAATATTTTTACCTTTATTTTTTTTCGCGGGCTTAGCGGGGGAATCCACAGCCAATTCATCAGGACTATCTTCAATGTTTTTAATTTTATTGACCATGCCATTAACACTGTGTATAGAATTTAAAGCATTATGTATCAGCTCTGACTTGTTGGGGCACTTCAGCCATTTCTCCATGTCGTCCTTGCGGATGTAGGTGGTTACGTTGGGCATATACTATATAGTACAGTATAGGGTATATGTATGTCAAGGGTCTATAAATTTTTTTTGTTATGTAGGCTGTGGACGTGGTCAATCCGACCCACAAGTAGGGCAACAGTGTCTGATTGGGTGGCTATGGGGCAATTCGAAATTCAGCCAATTCTAGTCATCATATGCCAATCTGTTAAATAATGTATCAAAACAACTCAATCAGGCCTTCATAGAGCGCGCTGGATGGGTCTTTGATGCATGACATGACTATGTATACTATATAGTACAGTATAGTAGAGTCGTACATTAGCTCTTTTACGACGTGCTCCACCCCTGTTGAGTGTCGTATTGAGCGACATAGCCATTACGATGTCCATATATAGCGTAGGTCTTATTCGGCCCCTTTTAACGCTAAAGCGGTTTGATGCTTTAAAAGATAGACCCCCCAACGAAAGGCAACCTCTACCCCTATTTACTCTTCCTAAAAAGCGCCTGAGTAATCACCACTTCATCTGATTCATTCAACAAAGCTGTTAAATCCTCCGATGATAAATCCGAAGAACCAGCATCATCAGATGAAACACCAACTAACTGGTCAATCTTTAATAACTTCTCAGCTTGTTTATTACCTTGTAGTCTTAATGGTATGTTTTCTATTTCTTCATATAAAGGTACAGAAGTAGTAATTTTATCTTTTCCTTTACCAACGGTCGTAACCTTTGTGCCACGTTGTACTTTCTCGTTGGCGTTCATAGCAACACCGACATTATGAATATAAGTATCAACCGTAACATTAGCTTTTTTAAGCTTCGGTAACACTATATCTTTATAAACTTTAGTTTTGGTTAAACTTTGTTTACGAGCCGAGCTTTCACTATATCCAGCATCCCGCATTGCCTGACTTACAGATGCACCATTTTGCACCATATTCTTAGAAGCTATGATTGCTCTAGTACTCATTAGTATAAATATACCATATCATTGCGAAAACCTAATGTCGCACATTATCATTTAACAGATAGAGCTTGACATTACGGCATTGATGTGTTAATATTCAAAGGTCATTAATTAACAAAAAGGATAAAACAAAATGACACGCGTAATTTACTACAAAGCAGGTAAGCTCAATGTTCCTAAGACTGCATGGAGTTTAACTAAGTACTATATTTACGAGCGGTTAAATGGTTATAAGCCGAGCAAAGCTATTGTTGAAACCTCTGTTGAATAGGTCTAAAAGTTGTACACAGGATTATTCAATAATCTTCTTGACAGTAACATTGCCGTAATGATAGAATTAACTCATACCAATAATAACAAAGATTATTGGTTGGAACTTACCAGAGCAACCTAAGCACTAGCAACAATCTCTTATAGATTACTTCGCCAGGATATGCTAGGTTGCTCTACCGTTTAACTCACCAGTGTTGGCAATAACGTCTTAAGGCAGTTCATAACTGATACGTCGAGCAAGGGTAATGCTCCGAGCCATTTATTGCTGACACTGGTTAGTCAATTAAATAAAACAAGGAGCAGAAATGCACATCACAATACCAAAAATTAAGTTCAAGAAAAGCAAAACTTATAAAATTAGAGTCGTGCGTGAAAAGCCACGTTGGTTGGAATATATCAAGTATTAAAGCGAAGAAGTATAAATGAGATTTACCTACATTAAAACAGGAGCAAATGGCACAGTCTATCTTAAGTCAGGAGATTTACACTACTATGCACGCCCTTTTAAAAGACAAGGTAAAACAATTAAATACAAGTGTGCTTACTGTGGTAAACCTAACGAAAAATACTACGCAGTATCTCAACTATTAAAATGGTGACTATCCCTTGACAACACGTAGCTAACGGAGTAGAATAAGGATATGAGATACACAATTGCACGATTAAATAGAGAGTTTCCCAACGAGGACGCTTGCCTAAAGTTCCTCTTTGAGGCTAAAAAACTACAGGCTTGCCCACGCTGCGGAACTGAACCACGCTTTTACAAACTAAGTGGTCGCAAATGCTACTCCTGTATGCACTGTGCTTTGCACATCTATCCTACGGCTGGCACGATATTCCACAAGTCCGAAACACCACTAAAGTCTTGGTTCTTTGCCATATTCCTGTTCGGCAACAGCAAGAACGGTGTAAGTGCTAAGGAACTGGAACGACACTTAGGCGTGACGTATAAGACTTGCTATCGTATGAAAAAGTTGATACAATCAGTGTATGAAATGCTTGCAGTGCAAAACCAATCCAACGAAAGAGAGCAAGAACCTATTCTGTTCAAGGAGGTGCTACTTGCTACATCTAAAAGCCAACCCGAAAGACAGCCCAAGCTATCGCCACGGGGAGTACGGAACGCCCGTTTACAGAGCGTGGAGGCGTATGAAAGATAGGTGCTTAAACCCGAAAGACAAACGCTATCACCGTTACGGAGGGCGAGGCATTACAGTTTGTAAGCGTTGGCTGAACTTTGAGGGGTTTAGCCAAGATATGGGGGCAACTTATAAAAATGGGCTAACTCTTGAGCGAATAAATAACAATGGTAACTACACGCCATCTAACTGTGTTTGGATACCTTTTGCTGAACAAGCAAAAAACCGTAGTGATACTGTGTTTATTGAGTGGAACGGTAAACGCCAGTGTATGCGTGACTGGGAGCGTGAGTTGGGCTTTAATAAAGGCACCCTGCGTATGCGACTAAGGCGTTATGGTTGGTCGGTAGAACGGGCATTATCAACTAAAGCGAAAAGTTGGGGTAGGTAGATTATGAACCGTGACCACACAGTTGGTTCTCATTCTGATGACAGGGGTGGAGATAGTGACAGGCGTTGTGATTGTGAAGACAATGTACAACACTCTTGGGATAACCTAAAAGATGAGATTAGAAAACTATACGGGGTTAAGAAAAGCCACTATATAAACTTTGAGCCTAGACTAAACCAACTCATTGAACTCTTTGAGGCTGAACTTGAACGTAGGGGCTTACACTGATATGAGAACGCCCTATGAACAGCAAGAATTTCAGCGTAAAAATCCTCACTTGTTTACAACGCAAACCCAGTCCGTACAACCCGATGGCTCAATAGTGGCGTACGTAGAGGTTACTAAGGCATTAAACAGCCAGCGAGAAAGATTGATAGAAATAGCCCGTACCATTGCCGCTCAAGATAAGTTCAATCCTGATTATTGGTATCTACTAGACAAATTAGCCGAAACGAAACAGGCTGTAGATTACATTGAAACCCAAATGAAAATATGTCTAGAGGGATTTACGGAAAACTATAAAAGGGTACGTGAACAAGGGGCTTGCTTGCCAGTCGCAGGAGTTGGAGAAAGTCGTGTCTAGTCATAAGTCTATTGTACTACACACTGAATTGGTCGCCCTTGCAGGTCGCTGGTTAGCGAAAGGCTGTAAGATAGCAGTTACCGAGGTTCAAACGTATTCAACCGAATTGCCAGATTGTTTTGGTTGGCAGAACGGACAAATACATTGGCTTAACGATGAGTACGTTGCAAAAGAGGTTGGGTTTATCTTCACCACGCTTGTTGAAGTGAAAGTTAGCCGTTCTGATTTTCTCGCAGATTTTAAAAAACCACATCGTCTTGTACAGAAAGATGGGATGGGAAACTACCGTTACTATTGCTGCCCTGACGGTATGATAAAACCCGATGAACTACCAGAAAATTGGGGGCTGCTATATGAAAGAAACGGGAAAATAAAAAGCATAAAAACAGCAAAGTTTGTTGAGAGCAATAAAAGCGGGGAGTTATGGCTGCTTTACAACGCTGCATATAAAGGAAAGAAAATATGTCTGTAAAAAATACAAATACGTGCTACGATGGGATAGTCACCAATAAATATGCCCCAGATAGTGAGCGCATTTATATTCCTGGGAAGTATCACAGGGCCATCGAGAGATGCAATAGGTGTATCCGTCAACATTATAGTTATAAAGAATTAGCTGTAATTGGCAATAAGGTCTCGTCAGATAAACTTGCATCTCCTGAAGCTCATATACCTCAACCTCGAGATGATAATGAAAAGGTTTTTTATTGATGGACGAAACAGGACTACTCTACGAACTCTCAGGCCTTGAAGTCATGCGCCTTGATGTTGATGACGAACATTATTACTATGGCGCTAAAACTGGTGAAGAAAAGAAGTACTACATGGCCTTAACGCATGTTATTGATATCGCTGGGCCATTTCCAGAGGGGTTGAGGCAGTATTTAAGGGTTACGAGCTATGAAGAGCAGAAAGACCGCTTACAAGCCACTGGCGACCGCGGTAGCAAGCTACATGGTGCATTAGAAGGCCTCATGAACGGCAAAGCTATGCTTAAAAAAGATTACCCAACTACTTACGAACAAGATGCTATGTGGACGTTCAGGCGGATGATTAGATTTCTAACTCCTAAAAACTTTGAGACTGAGCTAATCGTAGCCGACCCAGACCTCCGTATAGCAGGCACACTGGATTTTAAAGGTATAGTTGATAGTTGGAAGCTTGAAGCGCTATTAGACCCTATAAAATACCTAGAATTGGACTCAGATAACGATTTACAGCTGCAAGAGCGTTGGTTAAATATGTTACCAAATAACAAGAAGCGCGTTTGTATTATTATTGACTGGAAGTTTACGGGACGTAATGCCTACTCACATAAGGTTCAAGTAGCGGCTTATAAGACTATGAATAATAAGAGTCGCAAAGGTACGCCAGCCTCAAGAGCTTTTACCTGGCGCTATTCTACTAAACATAAGTTTGGTTTTGATTTTAGTGAGAGTTCGCTTAACTACCATTCCTTCAAGCGCATTTATGCGACTTGCATTGAGTTTCTGGGGGAGTTCCCAGAGCCGCCTACAATTCGTCGTTATCCCGAT